AAATGATGACGGATCATATAAGTTTGTAATGTAATTATTTTGTGCTTCTAAACTTTCTCCGCCTGCTTCTCCGCCCTGTTTTGGTGCCATTGAAGGTTGTACTTTAGTAGCCACATCTGCGTTTGCACCCTGTGAACTATCTTTACCAGTTGGGGCCAGTGTTACCGTAAAGAAAGTATTGTCCATTGATTGTTCATACTTAATAATTTCACTATTCTTTCCAGTGTACCAATAATCATATCGTTTATGTGGACCATAGTATGGAGAAGTATTTTTAATATATGTACTAAGCACGACTGGGGTTTCGTAAGGTTGAATTATATAAGTTGTTTTATAAGCAAAATCACCTACTTTAGTATCCCAGCCTAATATTTGAACTTCGGCACTAATATTATACCACTTAACTGTTCTAGGATCTGAATTTGGATTTACTTTAAGTTCTTCATTAGCTATATTTACTGTAGTTAATGCAGCCTCCATAAAAGAACTTTGTTTAATGATAGTATCAATTGCCTGTATAATCATTGTACCATTTTGAATTGCGATGGTTCTTGAATCAGGATCGGGTGTACTAGCCTTTGTTGAAGTACCGTCATTTGATTTGCTTGTATCAGTTACAGCGGGATTTCTACCCCATCTATGTTTATTCAAATCGTTTGGAGTAACTATTTTTGCTTTTTCAATTAAATCTTCTGCTCCGCCAATAAATTTTACATCCCATTCATTTGCTATTTCAATAGCATTTCCCACCATGGTTTTTTCTGCTGCATTTAGTGCAGTAAGTAATCCTATTTTATTACCCGTATATTGTCCAGCACCACCTTGAGCTACTCTATCTTCCTGAGGCTTTGAATTGTTTTTTGTTAATCCGGCGCCAACTACTTCTGAACCCATCAATGCGTCAGATACCGTGTTGCCTATCACAGTTAAACTAGTTGTTACAATACCTCGTTTAGTTCCAAACGGTGATTGAGCAACATTTACTGCTTCAATACTATAAACAACAGTTCTTCCATCTATTCTAAAATTAACTTTAGTCAGGAAAATATCATAATATCGTTGAAATAACCCATATGCATTTGCTGTAGGATCTCCCTCTGCAGAGGGAACATTTTTTGAATCTACTAGATTACCATCTTTATCATATCCTAAAAATTGCACACCTAATATAAAAAACTGTCTTGATGGATTTTTTAAATCACTATATCCTTTTACTTTACAAACTTTCTGCAATTCGTCTGATGCTTGTTTTAATTTTGATAAGAAAGAAAAACCATATGGTTCAGTAATAGTAAAATTTACCTTAGTAGTATTAACAGTAGATAATGTACTTTTTCCATTAATAGCCTGTGAGATTTTTAAATCATCTATATAAAAATCTTTATCAAATCCCGGTGCTCTTTTTTGTGACGCCCCAACGCCGCCGCTTTGAGCAATTACATATACTCCTCCACCTGTTACAGGAGATTTTGGAGTTGATGATGCTGGTGGGCTACCCATTGTTGCTGTTGGTGAACTATTGCTAGTTGCTATATTTGCATTATCTTCTGCTATTCTTTGATTGGCAGAATCTAATGATTTTTGAAATGCATTTATATCTTTTCTTCCGGACATTATAAATGCATTATATGCATCCGGGGTTATCATATAAAGAGTTAGCTGGTATGTATAGCTACTTAAATCTCCTAACGGATTTTTGCGTAATCTGGGTTTTGGGTTTGTTTTTGCTGCTGCAGGCGTATCTGATTTTCCTGCAACCGTAGTTGGGGTGCCCGGAGGAGGGGGAGGTGTGCCAGGAGTTACTCTTGGGTCAGTTTCGCTATATTGAGTATCAGTATCTGTGTTGTTGGTTTGATCTCCTGTCGTTCCTCCCTGATCATCATCTTCTCCGCCGGCGGCTGCAAATTCTCTGTTTTGCTGGTCTGTTTGTTCTTCACTTTGTGCCGCGCTTTCTACTACTTCTTCATTTTTCTTTGCTACTACTTCTTTAATTTCAGAAGTAACAGTACTTGCCATTGCTTTAAAACTGCCATTAGCGGATACTGCTTCTGTACGTGCTGTTTGTGAAGCAGTAATATAACTAGTTACTGGCGCTTGTTCTTCAGGTGTTAAGGATGCATACAATGCATTCATCTCACTTACTAAACTAGGATAAGCACTAAGATACGCCTGATATGCAGCCGTGTTTTCAGCAACTATAACATCAACTTGTGCCTGTGCAGATGGTTCATTAATATCAACTTGATCTACGTTGTTCTCTAACGTAGTTGCTTTATTAACATAAGTAGTCGCTAAGGCCTGTATCTGCGTTGACAACTCAATTATTCTATTTTGTGTTGCGCTGTTCAAATTATCAGCCATTTTATATTCCTAATACTTGTTTCAACATATTTAATTTAGGCAAATATATACCCACACCCGTTGCAAAATCAAAATAAGGATCTTTTAATCTATTTGGATTTCGTTGTGCAAATACCCACCACAATCTGCTATCACTATATAAGTCATATGCAAGTAAGTCTGGGCGATATTCGTAAACAGTTGTTACCTCCCAATATATATCGGATGGTTCCATCGGAATAGGACGATTTATCATTACGTCCAAAAAGTTATTGTTATATACGTCCGTATTATAATATGGACTAGTTGCCGGGTATAAATTAGTTGTTGCCATTACCAGAATGCTCCATTTCCGCCGCCGCCCGCTAATAGGTGTCCGGTTGCATAGTCTTTAAGACTAAAGTTATTACTTACATTATTTCTAGATACGATTGGGTTTGCCGTGACAGTTATTTGCATTTTTGTAGGCACATACGTTACTGCATTTTGATCTAGTTTTGCATCCCCTGAATTATTAAATTTTGGGGGAGCAGAAAGTCCACCGGGCTGTAAGTTTGCGCCAGCCATACGTTGCGCCATTACGTTTTCACCTGGCTTACCCTTGGGTTTTCCTGATCCAACGTTTACACCCGGTCTGCTTGATGTGTCCATTACACGTATATAATCAACATCAGTTGGTAATGAGTATGTAAAATTATTAATCACCAGCGGATGCCAATTAAATTGAAATGCTCCCAATCCGCGCAAATAACACAACGGGGGAGGAACACCGGGCCCTGGGCCTGGGTCTTGACCATAAAACATTTTTGTAACGGATCTAAAGAAATGTATTACTGCTAACAAGTATTGTGCCTCTGCTGTATCTTGTGCGGTAAAATCAGCAGTTATAGTTATAGTATCAACATTACTATTTTTATATGAGAAAAATTTATAATTAGAGTGTGTTATATCAGTTGAATCATATGTAGCAGAATATACTACTGATATAGCCGGAGTATAAGGGAATATAACACCTTCGGTTGCTTGCAATGGATTAAGTATTCCTGCTTCTCCTTGACCAACTTTATACAAATAATCTGCATCTGGAGACAAACTTAAACGCACTCGCCAATCTTCTTTACCGTCAAAATTTTGTGCAATTTGTTCTGCTTGTGCGGCTTGGGTATTGCGTAATGCCGTTTTATTAGAATCCGGACCACCTTCATTTGGATCTTCTGATTCTATTTCTTCCGCAGTAGATGCTCGGATAAGTGATTCTGCTTCTTCATCACTAATCTCTCTAGGATCTTGATTCTCTATGTTTTCTGCTTGCGCTCGTGCTATCTCTGCATCTATTTCTTCATCACTAACGGTTTGAGGTGAATCTATATATGTATTTGCATCTATTTGCTCATCTATGCCAGCAAATTCTAACGAACCATCTTCAAGTTGTCTTTGTCTTTCTACTGCTTCATCTACTCCGGTTGCATCATCAACAAATGAATCTTCAAATTGTTGTTGTGCTATTGCATCATCTACTCCAGTTGCATCGTCTACAAATGAATCTTCAAATTGTTGTTGTGCTACTGCATCATCTACTCCGGTTGCATCATCTACAAATGAATCTTCAAATTGTTGTTGTGCTATAACGTTATCAAGTTCTTGATTTATTTGTTCGTCAGTAAGAACATCAGGTTCTAAGTTTTCTATTAATTCGTCATCTCCTGCACCACCATCGTCAACTAGGGGCGGATCAAACAGCAATGCTTCTGCTTCTGCATCAGTAAGTTCTGTTGTTACAACGGTTACTTGTGGCACCGGGTTTTCAGCGGCAAGTTTATTAAGGGCCTGCTGCCTAGCAATTTCTGCAGGATCACTTAATAAGGCTCTAGCATCATCGCTGATGCTTACCGGTAGCATTTTTGCGTCGTTTTCCTTGGGGTCAGTGAATGGATAAATTTCTGCTATTTCTTCATCGGTCAATAATTTACGAGGAGCTACTAATTCCTCAGTTTGTTTTTGTTGGTTCGCTTCAAATTCTTCAAGTGCCTTTTTAGTGGACGGGGTCTCATTAACTACTGCTCTTAATTCAGCATTTGCTTCCTCAATAGTTTTAGGTGTATATGCAGGGACCAAATCTGGATTTTCTGCATTAGCCTTGTTTATTTCATCAATTGCTTTCTGTTTGGTTTCTAATGCAATTTCTTTTGCTTTTCTAAGTTCCGCTATAGCGGCAGGAAGTTCTGCTTGTTCTTTTGCAGTTAGACTATTATATATATCAGGCGTATTTTGTGCATTTTCAAAAGCTACTATAAATCCGTCAGTTAATTCAACTACTCCATCAGTGGCTGCTATTAATGAGTTATTGGCAGCGACAGCAAATCTTGCTGCCTTAGCCTTTTCCTCTTGCTCCGACAACACTGGATCTAAACTAAAGTCAAGTTCAGGAACTCCGGGTATGGGTACTACAGCCACACTAGCTGGGGTAATTGCCGTCGTGTCGGTTACGGTGGTTGATTCGGTAGCTGGGAATGGATTTTCTTCAGTTGGAACTAAGGCGGATGCTTCTGCATCAGATACTGCATTTTGTCCTACTGTATTTGGTGGAAATGCAGATTCTTCATCTATGTTGGAAGATTGTTGTGCTACTGTATTTGGTGGAAATGCAGATTCTTCATCTATGTTGGAAGATTGTTGTGCTACTGTATTTGGCGGGAATGCAGATTCTTCATCTACCAACGAATTTGGTGCGGCAGTATTTTCAACATTATTATTAAGATTAGCGTTAGCTTGAGCCAGGGCTCTTTGAGCAGGATCTTGTACATTATTGGTTGAATTGGTAGATGGAGTTAACGCAGCGGTTTGTTGTCTCTGTGCCGGATCTACTACGTTATTGGTTGAATTGGTAGATGGAGTTAACGCAGCGGTTTGTTGTCTCTGTGCCGGATCTACTACGTTATTGGTTGAATTGGTAGATGGAGGCGGAGCAGGTGTTGCCGGCGGAGCAAATTGATCCGGTGGACTAATTGTAATATACCCGGATGCGGCTGTGTTTGCGGGGTTAACCGGATTCTGTGAACTACTTACAGAAAACACTGAACTGACAGAATTTGATAAGTTTGTTAATAATGTTCCAAAAGATACTCCACTTGAAACTTTGTTAAACACTGATAGGCCAACCGTAGCTAGCGGTGCAATGCCTAATATACTTTGAAGTACATTAGATTGTGAAGTGCCTGTATTTTTTGTAGCAGGAGATGATGAAACTGCTTTATTTGCTGCCGGTGTGGTTGTGGAACCTTGTACGAACTTGGTAGCCGTTGCACTTTTTGATACACTCATCGTTGACCCAACGGTGAACCCCGCCGGTGCTGCATTACCCGTCGCTTGTTTAATAGCAGATTGTGCCGCCGCCAAATCCGCAGTTGAGGTTGCTGTTACTGTATATACCGACGCGGTACCGGTTGTTCCTGATGTTAACGGCGCTGAGTTAGGGGTGGTTGCCATACAATATTCTTATCCTTATAGTATATTTAGTCGATAAATAATACTAGTATTTTACCTTTTCTACATAAAATATGTTGCTTTTCTGCAACCATTATGCTATAATCACTCAAGCATAACTATAAATCAAGGAGACTTATGTCATTACCCTCAAGAAAACCGGTCAACTATTTAAATAACAAAGATATCTTAAAGGAGATACACGAAAGTAAAAATGCATACTGTCATTTTGCAAAACCAGAATATCATAGATACGATTTCATTGTGGATATGCCCCAATCTTCTATTGAAGATAGCTTAGAATACGCATTCAAACCTGAAACAATTCAACAAGCAAAAGAAACTAGAGCATTGCGTCTTAGTTTGGAACAAGGCTCTAAAGACGCAATTAGCCCAGATTCTATAGAAATAACCGATTTAGTATTCCGTGTAATGAATTGGGATCATGTCCCAGTAGCACCAAAAGTCCCACGCAAAACGGTTAAAAAGAAAACCGCAAAGGATATCTTTGAATTTGAAGAAACAGATCCAGATGAAATCTTTGCTGATTTGGAAGATGTAACGACTAAAGCTGAAGTAGATGATATGGTTCATGTCAAAGTAAACTTCCCCCCATTCCAACATTATAAAATTGATAAAAATAATACTTTCTATTGCGTGGGCAAAAGTCATTGGAAAGGCGATCTGGAATCTGGAGAGTTCAGCAAGGATCATGGACAGGTTACAAACAAACTTGCTCGTATGTATATTATGATGTGCGAAAAATATGCCATGAAATACAATTGGCGTGGATATACATATAACGATGAGATGCGTAACTCAGCCATTCTACAACTTACATACGTTGGCTTACGTTTCAACGAAGCCAAAAGTGCTAACCCATTCGCATACTACACCGCAGCAATTACAAATAGTTTCTGTCGTGTATTAAATACCGAAAAACGTAATCAAAACATCCGTGATGATATCTTAGAGATTAATGGACTTAACCCAAGCTGGACTCGTCAAGGTTTGGGTGCTGGCATGAGTTCTGTAGTTTACGAAGAATAATTAATATTTTAACCCTAAATGATAAATAAATATATCATTCATTTAGGGCCATAAAATGTTCATTTACAAAATCACCGTTGTTCCTTTAGGGGAAGTATACATTGGGCTAGACACAAAACCTGAGTATAAAAAATCTCGTTGGAAAACACACTGCAAGGAATCAATCACTGATCCTAAAGGAAAATTACACAAAGCTATTAACCAATATGGACTCAACAATTGTGTATATGAAGTAATTGACGCTAGATTTGATTCTATATCTCAACTCGCATTAGCAGAAATAAAGTATATTAGTCAATACGATTCTTATAAGAATGGTCTTAATAGCACACCCGGCGGTGATGGATTAAACAATGATTTAACTATGTTCACTGATGAAGAAGTATTAATCATTAGAGAAGCATTAGGTGAAAAATGGAGGTTGTTCAACAAGAAAAAATGGGAGGGTACTACTCTTGAAGAACGACAAGAAATGATTAGGCACTGTCACACAGATGATGCCCGCAAGAACAGATCAACTACCTTAAAAGGATATTATGATGCAGTAGCCGGAGCAAAAGAAAAACATAGTGCTGGAATAAAACAATGGCAAAAAGAAAATCCAGAACTCGCAAAAAAATATAGAATACAGAACGGATTAAAAGGTGCTGAAAAAACATCTAAGAAGGTTACCTTATTGCGTGACTCCGGAGAAGTAGAAGTGTATACTAGTATTAGTGAGTTCCAAAGACAAACAGGTCAGTGGATGAGTACTATTCGAGAAAAATCAAAAAACGAGGAATTTTATAATGGATACAAACTTAAGGATAATGAATGACTTTATTTAAGAAGGCAGCAGTTTTCACCGACGTGCATTTTGGTCTGAAGTCAAATAGCTTACAGCATAACCATGACTGCAATAATTTTGTAGATTGGTTTATAACCAAAGCCAAAAGTGAGGGATGTGAAACTTGTTTTTTCTTGGGTGATTATAATCATCACAGGGCAAGTATCAACATCCATACACTACAGTTTGGATTACAAGCATTGGAGAAACTAAATGATAACTTTGATCGGGTATATTTTATACCGGGCAATCATGACCTTTATTATCGTGACCGCAGGGACATTCATAGTGTTGAGTGGGCCAAACATTTACCAAACGTACAAATCGTCAACGACTTCTTCAGTGAAGGAGATGTAGTAATTGCTCCATGGCTTGTCCAAGATGATTATAAAAAGGTTCAGAAACTAAGTGGCAAGTATATGTTCGGGCATTTTGAATTGCCCAAGTTTTATATGAACGAGATGATACAAATGCCCGATCATGGTGAAATCAATGCCGATCACATGAAAGATTTTGATTACGTCTTTAGTGGACATTTTCATATACGACAAAGCCGTGCTAACATTTGGTATATCGGGAATGCTTTCCCACATAACTACGGTGACGCCGGGGATAATGAACGCGGCATGATGGTACTTGAATGGGGACAAGACCCAATATTTCATAGTTGGCCTAAACAACCGTTGTATCGTGTCAACAAATTAAGCGATATATTAGAAAATCCAAAGGGATTGCTATTACCTGACAGTCATGTTAGAGTACATCTTGATATTGATATTTCATATGAAGAAGCTAGCTTCATACGTGAAACATTAATACCAGATCATAAACTAAGGGAGATGGTATTGATACCAATGAAAGTAGACCAAGTAGAACAAGAGGGTAGGGGTGATTTGAAGTTTGAATCAGTAGACCAAATCATCATTGACCAAATCAATAGCATTGAAAGCAATGCATTTGATAAACGAATACTCTTGGAAATTTATAACAATCTATGATAACGCTGAAGAATATCACCCTCCGTAATTTTTTATCAATCGGACAAGTAACACAAGCAGTCAACTTTGACAGACAGGAACTAACACTTATTCTAGGTGAGAATCTAGACTTAGGTGGTGATGGTGCTCGTAATGGTACGGGTAAAACATCATTGATTCAAGCATTGAGTTACGCATTGTTTGGTGTTCCTATTAACAGTATTCGTAAAGATAATCTAGTTAATCGTACCAATGGCAAAAACATGATGGTAACACTAGAGTTTAGTGTTAATGGCATTGATTATAAGATTGAACGTGGTCGTAAGCCCAACATCCTAAGATTCTATGTGAATAGTGATTTACAAAAAGGTTTGGATGATGCACAGGGTGAGAACAAAGAAACACAAGCTGCGATTGAAAAGGTGATTCACATGAGTAGTGATATGTTTAAGCATATCGTGGCGCTCAACACATATAGCGAACCATTTCTTGCTCTTAAAAATAATGAACAACGTGATATCATTGAACAACTATTGGGTATCACATTACTTTCAGAAAAAGCAGAAGTCATCAAAGGCTTAGTCAAAGACTCCAAAGATGATATTCAGCAAGAAGAATTCAAAGTAAAAGCAATTGAAGAAGCCAATAAGCGTGTAAAAGAACAAATTGATTCTACTAAACGTAGACAGAAATTATGGAAGATGAAGCACGATGAAGATTTAGAACGTCTTGCTATTGATTATCAAAGGTTAATTACTATTGACATAGCAGCGGAATTACAGGCTCACAAAGATTTAACAGCATACAATGAAAAGCGCAAGACTATTGATGACCTCAATAAACTAATTGCCCGTTGTGTAGCTGACGAAGCTAAAGAACAAAAATTAGTTAATAAACTAACAACAGAAATTAATGATTTGCGTGACCACAAATGTTATGCCTGTGGTCAAGAGTTCCATGATCAAAAGCATGAAAGTGTGTTGGATGAGAAGATAAAAGCATCACATGAAGCAGCGTTTCAAGTTTTAACTATCAATAAGCAATTCATGGAACATACTCAAGCATTAAAGGACTTGGGTGTGTTGGGCACAATGCCAATTACTCACTATGATACAGAAGCACAAGCAATCAAACATAGTAGCCAACTTGATAATCTTATTAAAGATATTGAAAGAAAGAGTGAAGAAATTGATCCATATGCTGAACAGATTACTGAGATGGAGAACCAAGCATTACAAGAGATTAACTTTGATAAGATTAATCAATTGACACGCACTATGGAACATCAGAAGTTCTTGCTTGATATATTAACTAGTAAGGATAGCTTTGTTCGTAAGAAGATTATTGACCAGAATCTATCATATTTGAATGGTAGATTGACACATTACTTAGATAAGATTGGATTACCTCATCAAGTAATATTTAAAAATGATTTACAAGTTGAGATTACGGAATTGGGTAGAGAACTTGATTTTGACAATCTTAGCAGAGGAGAACGCAATCGTTTGATTTTAGGATTGAGTTTTGCGTTCCGTGATGTTTGGGAGAACTTATATAGTCCAATCAATACATTGTTTATTGATGAATTGATTGATAGTGGGTTAGACACAATGGGTGTTGAAAATGCTATTGCTATTCTTAAAGAGATGAGCCGTCGTAGACAGAAGTCTATTTGGCTTGTCAGTCATAGAGAAGAATTAGCAGGACGAGTACCTAATGTGTTGAAAGTTGTGAAAGAAAATGGGTTTACGTCATACAACACAGCGGTAGATATAGAATAATTTGATAGCTGAAATACAGAGATAAGTATATGTCTATGCCAAGTCCACAGAAAAACAAAGGTTCAGGTTTTGAGCGAGAAATCGCTAAATATCTATCAGATAAGTATGGTGAAAGTTTCATTCGTGCGCCTGGATCTGGTGCTTATGTGGGCGGGAAAAATCAACACAGAACAGAAGTATTACACGAAGGACAGATTCGTTCGTTCAAGGGTGATATTGTGCCAGGACAATCATTTGCAAAAATGAATGTTGAGTGCAAGTTTTATGCTGATTTTCCTTTTCATTTATTACTTACAGGGGAATGTAAAGTAATAGATACATGGATCGGACAGCTTATGGATGTAGCTGATCCAGATGATGTAAACATTCTTTTTATGAAGTTTAATCGTAAGGGTCGTTATATTTGTGTACAAAGCAAATTAACATGGGTAGCCGATAATTTCACATATTATACATCTCAAAAACACGGAGACTGGATGATTTT